GTCGGGAATCGTGGAGTACCGCGAGTGTCAGCGGTGCGGGGAACGCCGGAAGACTCTGAGGGAATCGAAGAATGAGCGACGCGATTAGGAACCTCCTCGAAGCCTTCGTGCCCGAGACCATCGACCGGCGGGGCTACCTGTACGACGATCCGACCTTCGGGTATCCGACCGCAGTCAATCCGTTCACATCGGCGACGGATCGGGCGGACGGTCGGTACAAGCCGTACTACGACAGCGAGATCGACCTGGCCTATGTCAGGGGGGCAGCCCGCAACCTGGCACTCTTGACTCCGGTGCTGACGGCGGCACTCGACCGGCTCGCGGAATACACGTTCGGTCCGGGCTTCGGCTTCACAGTGCAGTGCGACAACCAACAACTCGCCGAGCAGTGCCAGCGGATCGTGGACCGGTTCCTTGATGACGTGGACTTCGTCGGCGTGATCGACCGCGAGATCCACCACCGCAGCCGGGAAGACGGGGAGGCGTTCTGCTACATCGAGGCATCGCCCGAGGGCAGGCCCACGCTGTGCTTCCTTGAGCCTGACCAGATCCGCGAGCCGGGGAACGTGCGACAGTTGGAGGAATGGCTGGCGGACTACGACGGGCCGACGTCGTGGTCGTTTGGCGTGCGGACTCCCGAGGCCCGACCATCGCAGGTGCTGGGCTACCATCTGTCGCGGGACGATGGGGGGATCGACTGGGACTACATTCCGGCCCGGCGGATGCTGCACGTCCGGCGGAATGCGGTGGCGAATGCCAAGCGCGGGGTCTCGGATGCGTTCTTGATCGTCGAGGAGATCGCCCGAGAGGCCAAGCTGCGGCGGAACATGGCGGAAGGTGCTGCACTGCAATCCGCTATCGCGTGGATTCTGGAGGCCCCAGCAGGCACGACGCAGGCGAGCATCCAGTCCCTCGGGGCGAGCGATGCCGTGACCCAGTACGGTCGGCATGTCGTCGGCGGGGGACAGAAGCCGCAGCGAGTGCAGCGATACAACCCGGGGACGATCTTGAAGCCGAGTCCCGGATTGCAGTACAAGCCCGGCCCAATGGGTGCGGAGCGGAACTCGGGCTTTCTCGAAGTCTCGCAATACGTTCTGCGAATCGTCGGAACCCGCTGGGCAATGCCGGAATACATGGTCTCGGGGGATGCGTCGAATGCGAACTACGCCAGCACGCTGGTGGCCGAAAGCCCGTTCGTGAAGGCACGGGAAGCCGATCAGGCGTTCTACGCTCGCACGTTCCAAGCGATGTTGTACAAGGTGCTGCGGTTTGCGTGGGAGCAGGGACGATTGCCCCAAGTGCCGTGGGCCGAGATCGAGTCCATGGTCGAGATCGCGGTGGAGAAGCCCAGCGTAGCCAGTCGCAACCCGCAGGAACTGGCGACCGTGCAGGCGATGCAGATTCAGTCGGGCATCCTCAGCAAGCGGACAGCGGCCAAGCAGGCGGGGCTGGACTACGACGCCGAGCAGGCCAACATGCAGCCCGCGAGCGTGCAGGAGGCGGAATCCTACGGCCCTCCCGAGTCGGCCCGGAATAACGCCAGGCGGGTCTTGCGGTGGCGTGACGAGCACGGGGACGCGGTGCAGGGGATGACGCAAGTGGGGTGGACGCGGGCGAACCAACTGGCCCGAGGGGATCGACTCTCGCGGGAGACCGTTGGGCGGATGGCTGCCTTCGCCAGGCACCGGAAGAACGCCGAGGTCGCCCCGGAGTTCGCGGACGAGCCGTGGCGGGATGCCGGTCACGTCGCCTGGCTGGGCTGGGGCGGCACGACCGGCGTTGATTGGGCGGCAGGGATCGTAGGTAATGTGAGCGAGTCGGCGATTGACGCGGCAGTCGCGGCGGCTCTGGAGTCAGTGCAGAGCGTGCCAGAGGCCCGGGCGATCCTGTCGCAACTTCACGGACACGAGGGCTGCTGCGATGTCTGAGATCGTCGGTCGCATGGCCATCGAGGCGGACTTTGCCAAGCGGTTGTCTCGGCTGTCGAGCAAGCAGCGGGCGGAACTGCGCGACAAGTTGGGCGATCCTCCCGACCCGTCGCGGGTGACGTCGAGTGACTGGGCACGATGGGAGCAGGAGCGGCGGCAGGAGATGGCCGGGATGCTGCTGGCAATCTGGATGCTCGCGGCCAATCAGCATCTGGAAGAACTCATCGGGAGCACGGGGACCGGCGATGCGCAGCATTCGGCGATGGTGCGTCAAGGCATGGCATCCACGGCAACGCAGGCGGCAGAGGTGGCCCGGGCAAACATCGAGGCTGCCAAGGAGATCATTGACGCGGCGGGCAAGGGTTGGGCGACGACACCGCCGTCCGAGGCCAACGTCGAGGAGGTCTTGACTCAGGCTATCGGTCCGGCCCGCGATGCAACGACGGCAGCAACGGAGGTCACGAAAGCGGCAGTCGGCGGGACGAATGGCGTGAGGCCCGTGGTCGAGGACCGAGGATATAACCTCATCACGCGATGGCGAACGGAGAAGGACGATAGGGTCTGCCCGGTGTGTCGGCCCCTCGACGGCAAGGTGCCCGACTTGTGGGAGCCGGTGCTGCGAACGCTGGTTGCACCTGGGGGGACTCGGGCGATCAGTCAGATCGTCGCCAATGGTGGTCCGCCAGCACATCCGAACTGCCGGTGCTATCTCACGACACAGGCGGAACCGGCGGCGAAGCGAGTCAGGAGGTGACCCTGCGCAACCAGTTGCGCAGGGTCTATTCCCCGAGAAAAACTCATGTTTTGTATCAACGTCGCATTTTGCCTACTCGGCTATTGTCCCACGCGGCGGGCTTCTCGCATCATGGCACCATGCGACTCATTGAACAAGAACAGCTCAGCCCGACAGCAATCGACACCGAGGAAGGCGTCATTCGTGGCGTCCGAATCCTCGGGCCGTCGTCAAAGAACGGGCGTCGATACAGTCCCGCAGCGATCAGGTCGGCGGCAGGGATGTATGAGGGCGTCGCGGTCAACGTCGATCACTCCCGCGATGCGACCGATAGACCCGTGGCCGATGCGTTCGGTTGGCTTCGTGGTGTGGCTGTGCGAGAGGGTGCGGTCTATGGCGATCTGCACTACCTCAAGTCTCACCCGTCGGCACCGTTGCTGGTCGAGGTGGCCCAGCGGAACCCGAACCGGCTGGGGTTGAGTCACCACGCCGAGGGCACCGTGCGGATGGATGGTGGCACGACGATTGTTGAGACCGTCGAGCGAGTCCACAGCGTTGATCTGGTCCAGACTCCCGCCACCAACGCGGGGCTTTTCGAGAGCGAGGAATACATGCAGGTCGAAGGCGAGAAGAAGCCCATGACGGAGGCCGACGAGTTCAAGGCCAAGGTCATGGAGGCGATGAACGGCGACATGGGCGAGATGGTCGCCAAGCTCAAGGCCCTCCTCGCTGCGATGGAGACGCCGGAAGAGCCAAACCTTGAGATCGAGATGGGCGAGGCCGACAAGATGGCCGAGAAGCCGATGGCGGAGTCGGTCGCCAAGATCATGTCCAAGCTGGACACGCTGGTTGAGGGATTCGCCGTCTTGAAGGCCGACCACGACGCACGGGCGTTGCTGGAATCGGCGGGCCGCGAGGTCACCCGCGAGCGGCTCGAAGCCCTTGCGGCCATGCCGGGCGACAAGCGGGCCAAGCTGGTAGAGTCGTGGCCTGCTGCTCAGCGTGCTGCCCGGCCTGCTGCGAGTCCCCCGGCTGCGGCTGTCGCTGCCTATCCCAACAATACCAGCGGCTTCCTCGCCGCGATTCGCAACTAAGGAGCGATCATGGCTGTCCGTAACGATGGGCTCACGCAGCTTCTGCTGACCCGCAATCAATTCTCGGTCACCGACGACTTCACCCGCGACGTCGATTCGGCGGACTGGGTGACGACGCTGACCGACTCGGGCACTGCCTCGGTGGGCGATGCTGCGGGCGGGATTCTCGCCATCGTGCCGAGCGATGGGACTGTTGCCGATAACGACGAAGCCTACGTCGAATCGGCGAACGAGGTGTTCCGGTTCACTGCCGACAAGCCTGCCCTCTTCGAGGCTCGCGTTCAGTTCACCGAGGCGAACACCGACGATGCCAATGTCCTCGTCGGCCTGATGGATGCGGTTGGGGCGAATGCTCTGGTGGATGACGGGGCCGGGCCGAAGTCGTCCTACAGTGGGGCAGTGTTTTTCAAGGTGGACGGCTCGACCGTCTGGCAGACCGAGACGAGCAACTCGACCACGCAGACGACGACCGAACTGTCGGCCAGCAACGCGAACAACCTGGCGAAGCGGGCTGTGACGGCGGGCGGGGCTGCCTACCAGACGCTGCGGATTGAGTACATGCCGTACTCGGCCACCAATGCCTACGTCAGCTTCTTCGTCGATGGCGTCTTGTGTGCTCAGCACGATTACATCTTCACATCGGCTACCGAGATGCAGATTGTCTTCGGTGTGAAGAACGGCGGAGCGAACAACGAGACGCTCAGCGTGGATTACGTTTCCTGCACTCAGAGCCGCTAAGGCGAAAGGGACAGTCATGGTCAATACCAAGGCCTTGCGGCGGTTGTATGAGGCGGCCCAGCGTGATGGGCAGCCCGAGCGGTTCCATCAGGATCTCGCGGAGGGCCTGCGAAAGAAGGAGTTGCGATTCAGCGACTTCTCGATTCGTGCTCTCTTCGAGAACTTCGTGGAGGACGGGCGGGAACTCGTCGGCCTGTACGATCCTCGGTCGAATGGCAACACCGAACTGCGGGAGACTGCTTCTCTCGTGGCTTCGAGCCAGTTTGCCAAGATCAGCGGGCAACTGCTGTACAACGCCATCATGGCGGAATACCAGCAGGAGGCGTTCGTGTTCAGCGGTCTCATTCCGACGATGAGCACGCAGTTCAACGGCGAGCGGATCCCCGGCATCAGCAACATCGGCGACGAAGCCCTGGTTGTCGATGAAGGCCAGCCCTACCCGAAGGCGGGGGTCTCGCAGACCTACATCGACACGCCGGTCACCACCAAGCGGGGGCTGGTCGTCGAGGTCACGAAGGAAGCGATCTTCTTCGACCGGACCGGTGTCCTGGAGCAACGCTGCCGCAAGGTGGGTGAGGCCCTCGGGCTGAACAAGGAAAAGCGAGCCATCGACTGCGTGGTCGATGAGAACGTGACCGATCATCGCTACCGATACCGCGACACGACGATTGCCACCTACGGCGACAACTCGGGTTCGCACACCTGGGACAACCTCGCGGCCAGCAATGCTCTGGTCGATTGGACCGACATTGACGCTGCCGAGCAGTTGTTCTCGGGCATCATTGACCCCGAGACCGGCGAGCCGATCCTGATCAACCCGTCGCACCTGATCTGCACGCGGCAGCTGCTCTACACTGCCCGCCGGATCATCAATGCCACGGAAATCACGGTCACCACGCCGGGCTACGCGACGAGCGGCAACCCGACCGAGACCAAGACGGGGAATCCGATCGGCAATTACGCCATCGTCTCCACGAACCAGTTGGCTGCCCGGATGGCGACCGACACGTCGTGGTTCCTGGGCGACCCCCGAAAGGCGTTCGGCTATATGGAGAACTGGCCCCTCACGGTGGTGCAGGCTCCCGCGAACAGCGAGGCCGAGTTCACGGCTGATGTGGTCATGCGGTTCAAGGCGAGCGAGCGGGGTGCCTACGCGACCCTCGACCCGAGGTACATGGTCAAGTGCACGGCCTAATCGTCTGACCTGGCCGACCATCAATCGCACCCGTCGGCCCCCTCCGGCGGGTGCGTTGTTTTTGGGAGAGATGAAATGTCGAAGTCGAAGAAGCCTCCGGTCGAGTCGGACGTCGTGCCGGTCGTGCCTGCTCCGGCTCTCGTGCCGGCTCCCGTCGAGAAGCCCGCTGTGGTGCGTCCTGTGGGCTGGCGACTGCGTCCCGTGGGATCGAGCGGGGAATTTGTCGAGGTCATCGCGGGCAGCGTGGAAGACGCCATCCGAGCGTTTAACGGGCTGGCCAACTCGGGCCGGTCGCCGTTGACCGCCAAGAAGCTGGAGATCCTGCCTCCGGGAGAATCCGGTGGCAACTGACGCCGAGAACATCGTGGCCATCCGGTCGGCCTTGTACGCGGCATTGGCGACTGAGGCGGCGAACCCCAAGCCAAGCTACAGCATCGACGGGCAGAGCGTTGACTGGAACGGCTACCGGGCGGCGGTGCTCAAGCAGATCGCGGACCTTAACAGTCTGTTGGCGACTGCCTCGGGTGCCTTCGAGGAGATCGGGGAGGCGACGACGTGACGCTCAACATCGCCGGGGACTACACGATCTGGGACGGGGGCGAGACTGTGACGCTGCGGCAGTTACGGGCGGACGGGTCAGTCTCTTCGACCGTCGATAACGCCTCCTCGGGCGTGGTCTCGCAGACGCGGGGTAACTACCAGGGGATCGAGATCACCGGAGACGAGCGGTCGTGGTCGCTGAACTCAACGCAGGTCGGGGCTCGCGGCGTAATCGTCGATGACATCATCGAGGACGCAGCGGGCAACACATGGCGGGTGTTGTCGAGTGAGCAACGCACGCTCGACACGCGGTGGTACTGCGTCTGCCGAAAGCAGGTCTGATGGCGATTCTGTTCGACATCCTCGTGGAACTCCAGAAGCAGGTGCAAGCCTTGGGCCTGCCCGGCATCCCCCCGGGGAACGTCGTGCTGTGCCAGGTTCCGGCGGTGGAGATTGCCCGAATGAATTCGCAGCAATTGCCCGCCGTGGTGATTGCACCATTCGGGGCTGAGACAGTGACCACGCAGAGTAACCTGAAGGACGATGTGGTCTATCCCGTGCTCGTGGCAATCGTAGCTTCGACCAAGATCACGGCAGAGAACGTCAATGAGAAGCAGCTGGCAGACTTCGACCAGAGATTGACCTGGCGGCAGACGATCCGGCAGGCGTTCTCCTCGCAGCGTCTCACCCAGTCGCTCGTGCATCGGATCAGCGTGCAACCCCTCCAGATCGTTGACCCGACGGCATACGCTCGGGACTTGTATGTCTCGGGCTTCCTGCTCAGGCTCACTAATCGCGAGGGCCGGACGTGATCGCTATCGACGCGGGCGGGGCTCCCGATAAGTTCTTTGCCATCGCCTCGCAAGTGGACGAAGACCCGACGGAACTGCTCGATTCTCTGGTGCCGATCTTGCAGGCAGGGGAGCGGGAGATCTTTCTGTCTGAAGTCTCCCCGGGTGGCATGCCGTGGGAAGAGCTGTCACCGGTGACAGTCGATGCCAAGGGTTTCGCGAAGGTGCTAGTCAAGACCGGGCGATTGTATGAATCGGTGGTGACTCCCAACGGCACGTCAGATACGATCTGGGAGACGAGTGCGGACCCCGCGTATCTGATCTTCGGGACATCGGTTCCATACGCGAAGTATCACCAGGCCGGAACGCGACGCATGCCAGCGAGGCCGTTCATTGGCATGAATCGCAAGACAGAGCAAGAGATCGTCAACGCGGTGGCTGACGCCGCAGTCAAACGCATCACGAAGGAGAGATGACATGGGGTCAATGGGTCATCAGTCGCGACTGTCTCTGGCAGCAGGCGGGACCGCGATTGGATCATACACCGAGGCGTATGAGTTCCTCACCGAATCGCTCCGCAAGCAGTTGACCATCGTGGACACTGCCGGACTGCGTGGCACACGCTCGCACCCAGCAGAGCGGACACGCGACGGCACCTACGCTATCGGTGGCGGGCTGCAATTCCACGCCACTCCCGCGATGCTCGACTTGTTGCTGCCTCGCATCTTGGGGGCGAACGAGGCCACCGACGTCTTCGCTTTGGCTGAGACCCTGCCCGAGTTCGATGTGCTCATCGACCGCGTGGCGAAGCGGTTTGTGTACGCGGGCTGCCAGGTGAATCGAGCAACCTTCCGGGCGGCTGCTGGTGGCCCGCTGGAACTCGACCTCGACGTGATCGGTAAGACGGAGGTCGTCTCGGCTACCGCGTTCCCCTCGATCACGGCTCCCGTCGATCCGCCTTACGTCTGGCAGGATTGCGTCTGCACAGTCAATGGGTCAGCCCGCGTGGTGACGCAGTGGGAGATGACGATTGATAACGCACTCAACGCGAGATTCTCGAACTCGCAGACCGCGACCGACATTCACTCGACCGATCGCATCGTCACCGTGAATCTGACGGTTCCCTACACGTCGTCGGAGGTGGACCTGTACGGGATCAACACGGGCGGAGCAGCGGCGGCTACGTTTGTTTTCACCAACGGCAACTACTCGACGACGTTCTCGATCGCGAAACTCCAGATTCCTGATCAGAGCCCGGTCGTTGACGGGCGAGGAGAGATCCTATTGCAACTTCAAGGCGTGGCGAAGCAGAGCAGCACGACGAAGGAACTGGTCATCACCCACGACAGCACCGCATGAGCGGGCAGACGCGGGCGCAGCTGTGCGAGCTGTGGATGCGGCTGGGCGGGATCGAGGATCGCGTCGGGCCGAAGGCGTTGGGCGATCTGGTGCGGGCCAGGTCAGAGTTGTATCGAATCCTGTGTGAGGCGGAGTGATGCTGACGGCATTCGTGGACGACGGCTACACGCGAGACGGGCGGATTGCCGAAGCGGCTGGGAAGTGGCCCGAGATCAACTTCAGCTATCGGCCTGCTGACGCCTCGCAATTCACGGAGCAGGTCGTGCGGGGGAAACATCTCGACGATGCCGCGTGGCATAAGTTCGTGGCCGAGCGATTGGCGAAGAATCTGGTCTCGTGGGACATCAAGAACAGCAAGGGCGAGTCAGTGGCGATCACTGCCGAAAACCTGATGCGGCTGGTCCATCCGGTGTTGATGCGAATCTATGGGATCATCAACAGCACCGAGGCGAGCGACG